GCGGGATGGGGGCCGGTGGAGGCGAAACAGGCAGGTGGTAATTTCGGGGCGAGGCAGAAGGGCTAGCGAGATGGCGCGGGACACACAGCAGGGGGCGAAGCCGAAAGCGATGGCGGGGACCAAGCATGTGGAGAAGACGAAGCGGGCGAAGAACAAGAAGGCGCTGGTGAAGCAGGCGATCCGGCAGATCGGGGAAAAGATCGAGAGCAACGAACTGAAACCGACGGTGGGGGATTTCATCCGGCTGCTGCAACTCGAAAAGGAACTCCTGGAGGAGTCACCGAGGGAGATTAAGGTCTCATGGGTCGAAGCGGAAGAAAAGGAACATGTACCCGGGAAATAGAGTACAGCCCCCTTGCGTCCCAAGCCCGGTTTCACCAATCGACGGCAAGGTTCAAGGGTTTCTCGGGACCGATCGGCTCCGGAAAGAGTCAGGCCCTGTGCCAGGAAGCGATCAAGCTGGCGTACGTGAACTCCGGGAGGCTGGGACTGCTGGGGGCGCCGACGTATCCGATGCTGCGGGATGCGACGCAGACGGCACTATTCGAAATTCTCGACAGGAGCCGCATTCCGTACGAGCACAGCAAGGCGGAGAACGCGGTGATGCTCAAGGACACGCGGTCGCGGATTCTCTTTCGGCCGGTGGAAGAATTCGACCGGCTGAGAGGAACCAACCTGGCGTGGTTCGGACTGGACGAACTGACTTACACCCAAGAAGACGCGTGGGTGGTGCTCGAGGGACGGCTGCGGGATCCGAAGGCGAGCCGCCTGTGCGGGTTCGCGACCTGGACACCGAAGGGGTTCGACTGGGTGTACCGGAGATTCGTGCAGGAGCGGGTGGAAGGCTACGAGTTAGTGGTCGCCGAACCGTTCGAGAACCACTATCTGCTGGAACAGATTCCGGATTTCTACGAGCGCCTGAAACGGAGTTACGACGCGAACTTCTACGAGCAGGAAGTGATGGGGAAGTATATCAGCCTGAGCGCGGGGCTGGTGTATCACGAGTTCAGCAGGGCGGAGCACACGGCGGACCTGAAGGTCGAAGCGACGCTGCCGCTGCTGTGGGCGCTGGACTTCAACGTGGACCCGATGTGCTCGGTCGTGGCGCAGATCGCGGGCGAGACCATACGGGTGCTGGCGGAGATCGTACTGAGCCGGTCGACGACTCAAGAGGCGTGCCAAGAGTTCGCGGCGCGCTTTCCGCGCCATGGGGCGGGAATCTGCGTCTACGGCGACGCATCGGGAAGCCACATGCAGACGGCGGGGACTTCGGACTACCGGGTCGTCCGCGAGTTCTTCCAGCGCGAGGGTTATCGCAACGTGACCTACAAGGTGCCACGAGCGAATCCGCTGGTAAGAGAGCGCGTAGGACTGGTGAACTCCAAGCTGCGATCGGCGTCCTCAGAGACGCACTTAGTGATCGACCGGAAGTGCACGGAATTAGTCAAAGACCTTGAACAGGTGACTTACAAACCGGATAGCACGGTAATCGACAAGGACAAAGACCCGCGGCGAACGCACTTGTCGGACGCCTTGGGGTATCTGGTGTGGCAGGAGTGCCGGCCGCAAACGCCCGCAGGCGAGCGAGGCATGCGGCTGTTATAGGCGGTTGAGCGCGGAAAGACGAATGGGGAGAACCGGGAGACAGAAATGGAAATCGATCGGGAACATCCGGATTATAAGCGGCGGAAAGCGATGTGGAGGGTCTACCGGGATCTGTATCTGGGCGGCGAGCAGCTCAAAGAGAACGCCGCGGAGTACCTGGTGCGGCGCCAGAAGGAGCCCGGCGACGTATTCGCCGAGCGGCTGGCCCGGGTGTTCTACGAGAACTACATAGGATCCATCATCGACTGGTACGCGGCGACGCTGTTCCGACGCGAGCCGATGTTGACGTTCGAAGGAGACAACGAGGCGGCAAAGACGTTCTTCTGTGCCTTCACGGAAGACTGCGACCTGAAACAGACCAGCCTGAGCGACTTCTTCCGGCGGCAGTTGATGGAGGCGCTAGTAGGCGGGAGCAGCTACATCCTGGTGGACTTTCCGCGCTTCGCGCAACCGGCGGCAAACCGGGCGGAAGAAGACCGGCAGGGAGCGTCGCGAGCCTACCTAGTGGGCTACCAGGCGGAAGACCTCATCAACTGGAGTCAGGACCAGCAGGGCAACCTCGACTGGGTGGTCCTGCGGACGTCGAACCTGCGGCAGGACACTCCGGACGGCGGGTGGTTCAAGGAAACGCGGTGGGTCTACTACGACAAAGAGGAGTTCCGGATCTACCGCCGGGTGGAGGGCAAGGCCGGCGAGAAGAGCGTACCGGAACTGGTGGACTCGGGGCGACACGGGCTGGCAGGGCAGCGGCGGGTGCCGTTGTTCCGGTTGCAAGTCTCGGACGGGCTCTGGCTGATGAACAAGGCGGCGCTGCTGCAACTGGAGCACTTCAACAAGTCGAACGCGCTGGGCTGGGCGCTGACGATGGGGCTGTTCGCAATGCCGGTGGTCTACTCGGATCGCGAGTGGAACCAGATCGTCGGCGAGTCCTACTACATTCAACTCGGGCCGAACGACAAATTCGGGTGGACGGAGCCGGAAGGGAAGGTCTACCAGATCGCAGTCGACAACCTGAACCGGCTGAAGACAGAGATCTATCGGGTTTGCTATCTCATGCCGCAGTCGTGGGATGACCAGACGACGCAGTCGGGGACGAGCAAGCTGCGCGATTTTACGGTCACGCACGAAGTACTGCGGGCTTACGGGGACGCAATCAAGGACACGCTGAAGCGCCTGCTGCGGGCGATCGAAGCGGCGCGGCAGGACGGGCTGACGGTGGATGTATCCGGCCTGGACGAATTCGACATCGGCGACTTTTCGAGCGAGCTGGACGATGCGCAGCGGCTGCTGACGTTGGGAGTGGGGTCGCCGACGTTACGCAAGGAGATCTTCAAGAGGCTGGCGCAGAAGTACCTGTGCGACGTGAGGCAGGAACTGAAGGACCAGATCGTGAAGGAGATTGAGGAGGCGGCAGGGTAAGGAGCGCGCTTATGGACGGAGAACAACTGCAAGGCGAAGACGGAGTGCGGGCGATCGTAAAAGACGCCATCGAAGAGTTCTTGAGGAGGGAGCAGGTGAGGTCGGAGCCGGCCTACAAGAACGAACTGGTGGAGGAGAAGAAGAAGCGGGAGCAACTCGAGCGCCGGCTGAACGAACTGGTGGCGGAGAACCAGCGCAGCCGGAAGCTGGCCGAGGAAGCGGACCGGGGAGCAACGATTCGATCGGAGCTGCAACGGCTCGGCGTGGCCAAAGTGGAGATCGCGTTCAAAGCGGTGAAAGACGACATTTTCCGCGCGGAAGATGGACGGCTGCTGGCGAAGGGGGATGACGGGGAGCAGAGTGTGAAGGAGTATCTTTCGCACTTTCTGAGCGAAAACCCGGAGTTCCTTCCGGCGCGCATTCAAGGCGGGTCGGGGGTGACGACGGCGCACAAAGCCCCGGCGTCGGCAGCGGTCAGCGATCTGGACAAAATCCGGCCGGGGATGAGTCCGGAGGAAGCGGAGAGGATCCGGCAGGACATCGTAAGAATAACGTCGCAGTCGCTCAGAGGGATCTGAGACGGCGCGAGGGACTAACTGGAGGAGAACGAATGCCAGCAATTACTTCAAGTAACGTGGCGAACGCGATTGTGAAGCTGGTGGCTGTGGATGCCTTACCCGCTCTGATGGGGAACCTGGTAATGGGGAACCTGGTCAATCGCGATTTCGAACCGACGCTCGCGCAGGGCGGCGACACGGTGAACGTGCCGATCCCGCCCACGCTGGTGGCGAACAACCTAGCCGAGGGCGGCACGGTGCAGACGCAGAACCCGAGCCTGGGGAATGCGCAGATCGTGCTGAACACACACGCCGAGGCGACCTTCCTGGTGCCGGACGTGACCAAAGTCCTGGCGGTTCCCGACCTGCTGAAGCTGTACATGCAGCCGGCCATGGTGGCGCTTGCCGAGAAGATCGAAACGGACCTGCTGAATACGTACGCGAGCTTCACGTCGAATCTGCCGGTGGGAACGCCGGGGACTCCGATCACGGAAGCCGTGGTGGACGCGGCCGAGACGGAACTGTTCCAGGCCAAGTTGCCGGCGGCCGAGCCCCGGTTCCTGGTGATGGATCCGACCTCATACTCGGCGTTGCGCCAGATCGACCGCTTCAGCGAGTACCAGACGGCGGGCGAAGCCGGGCTGCATGCGCTGATCGACGGGACGGTCGGGAAGATGAAGGACTTCTTCATTTTCCGGTCGCAGTTCATCGCCAAGACGGGCAGCTCGCCGGTGACGACGCACAACCTGGCGTTCGCCAAGAGCGCGCTGGGGCTGGTGATCCGGCGCTTGCCGCAACCGCTGCCCGGGACGGGCGCGATCGCGGAGTACGCCGAACTGGGCAACTTCGGGATGCGGGTGATTCTGAGCTACCAGCCGAACACGCTGGCACAGCAGTTCACAGTCGACGTGCTGTACGGCGTGGGCGTGCTGCGGAACGGGTTCGGCGTTCAGGTCAACTCGTAGGCGCATCGGAGCTGTCAGCCGTCAGCCATCAGCCGTCAGCCGTCAGCCAACTACTGACGGCGCGTGGCTGGCGGCTGGCGGCCGAGCGCAAGGGTTACAGGATAGTCGAGAGCGAGGCCGGGAGGGTGTATGGACGTGAAAGCGTTTTACCAGAAAGTCCGGCAGGTTGCCGAGACGATCGCCGAAGCGTACGCGGTGGTGATCAGTTTCCCGACGCCGGACGGAGGACGGGAGGGTATCGCCAGCGAAGTGGCACGGACGCTCGCCGCCCTGATGGTGGTGGAAGGAAAGGCGCGGCTGGCGACGGCCGAGGAAGCATCGGAGTTTCGAAGCCAGGGCGCGCAGGCGAAAGCGGCGGCGGACCAGCTTGCGGCCGCGAGCAAGGTTCAGTTCACCGTCCTTTCAGATGCCGAGTTTCGGGCGCTGAAGAGCGGCAAAAAGGGATAAAGGGCCCAAACGGGGCGTGAGGTCGAGGGACGATGGCGCTATTCACCGATGGATCGATATCGACGATTGAGGAGCTCGTGGAATACGAGTCTGCGGTCCTGGACGTGGCCAAGACGGAGAGGATCGACCTCACGGCGAAGCTGAAGCTGGCGCAAGAGGAGCTGGGCGTCGAACTGGACGCGCTGCTCCGACGCCGGCAGGAATCGGAAGACATCCTGTGGACCGCAGGGCGGCGAGGGCTGGGACACGTGGTGGTGACCGAGGCATTGCACAAGTGGCACATCTTTCGGTCGCTGAGCCTGGTTTAC